TTCATGAGATGTCTGATTCGGACATGAATATTCTAGTGGATCGACTGAATGGTCGTATCGCATTGTCGGATTATCTTGGTCAGTTCAAACTGGGGTCTTCAAGTCCTGGCGTTGACTACAACGTCCACATCTCTAATGTGTTTACCAACACGGAGACTGACGGCACAACATTATCTTATAACATTTATCGTAGAGAAGTTCAAGCTGCTCCCTCATCCATCACAGACAGTGATGGTAGTGTAGCGACTCTTTCTTGTATAAAAAGATCGGGTGGTGGTTCCGGAACCTATCAGGGTATTCACCCAATGACCAATCGACAAATGAAAGTGTCTTTGGGTCAACGTGCAAAGACTCGCCGTGCTATCTCAGGAAATATTGGATCGTATCAGTTGAGAAGTAGTTCTCAGGGTGCACCTCTATCCGGATCATGGAGAGCCGTAGGTGTCGCAACGGACACACGAAACAGGACTGTTGAAACCGCATACACAAGAACTAGAGTTTCAACTTACACCCGTGGTAGAGCATCGACATACACACGAAACTCGACTAGTACATTTAGTAGAATTTTTGTGGGTAACTTCATCGGTAACTATACCCGAAACTTTACCGGAAATTATTCAAGAGATTTTTCTGGCAACTTCATCGGGGATTTCACCGGAAACTATACTCGCACAAGAACCTCTACGTATACCCGAACCAGAGTTTCGGCTTATACTGGTGACTTCTTAGGCAACTATGCCAGAACCTTTACTGGAAATTATAGTAGAAACTTTGCGGGTAACTATGCTCGTAACTTCGCCGGGAACTTCTTGGGTAATTACTCAAGAAACTTCTTGGGTAACTATTCAAGAAACTTTACCAGAACCAGAACTAGTGCATACACAAGAACCAATGTGGTCACTCGCAGTTCTAATTATGCGGGTAATTTCACTGGTAACTTTATTGGTGACTTTGTTGGTAACTATCCCCTTGACTTCATCGGTAACTATACTCGTGATCGGGTTTCTAGTTATGCACGTGGATTTGCGGGTAACTTCTTAGGTAATTACACAAGAGCCACGCCGCCTCGGCAGTCCACATTCACAAGAGATAGATCATCCTCTTATACTCGCCAGAGGACTAGTATTATTCCCTATACCCGAACCAGTTTAAGATATAGGGACGATGTTTTACCGGACGGTCAGCCAACGGGTGGAGTTTACATAGGCAACTTTATCGGTGACTATAGTCGTACTCGACCAAACATAACCTACTTTGGTGACTACAGTAGAGTCTTTGTGGGTAATTTCGTCAGAAACTTTCAGAGTCCATTCGATATCGACAGTACTCGTACCTCTACAAGGACACGTTATAGTTCTTACTCCAGAACCTTTGTGGGTAACTACACACGTACAAGAACGGTGGACTATACCAGAACCAGATCAACAGATTATACTCGTACATCAACACGCACGAGTACAAGAGATTTTGTTGGTGATTACGTTGGAAACTACTCAAGAGACTTCATTGGTAACTACGCACGTGCATACACCAGAACTCGTACATCGGCATACACTCGTACATCCACAAGAACCCGTTCTTCTGCTTATGGAAGGACACGTATTTCTGCATATACACGAGGTAGAAGTTCTACCTATACCAGAACCAGAATAACGGACTACTCAAGAAACTTTACGGGTAACTATTCTCGTAACTTCTTAGGTAATTATACTCGTAACTCAACGAGAGATTCTCTTCTGGCCAGAAGTTCTGCATACACCCGTGATAGAGTTTCAGCTTATACAAGAGACTCTGTACGTGACAGAACTTCTACATATCTGGGAGACTTTATTGGTAACTATGCTAGAACCTTTACGGGTAACTATTCTAGAAGTTTCACCGGAAACTACGTAGGTACAACAATTGATTCGGCATCCGAAACAATCGAAACGTATACCCTGTATGTTCGATATGCATAAATAGAAGAATACTGACGATTTGTGAGAATTAAATGGCTTCAAATATACCATTAAAACTACAAGGAACCAATGGTGACCTTCAGGAGATGACCTCTACTGAAGAGAACTACTTGGCCTATGTGGTTGGTAAAGATAATCTCTACGGAACGTCTAATGAGGTTGGTGATATCACATTAACATCAACTGGAAATACAACGATTGGTTCTTATGTAGATACGTTCTATAATCAAGCGGTAGGAACTCATCCCGCCTCTTCTATTACATCTGGATCAACGACAACTACCCTGTATCAAAAAGCAGGAACGTTGAGCGCACTTGCGGGTGCACTCCGTCCTGTTGGGTATGCTACAGATGGTGGAGGTATTCCTAGTTTATATGAGATGCCTGATTCGGACATGAACGTACTTGCGAGAAGAATCAACTCTCGTATCGCAACATCTGATTATCCGGGCTCATACAAGTTGGGGTCATCTTCGCCTGGCGGAGACTACGCTGTGCATATCTCTAACGTGTTTAGTGATACTCAGACCGATGGGACTACAGTAAACTATAACATCTATCAAAGACAAACCATGACTGCTCCGACAACTGTTAGATCGGTTGGTTTGCGTAGTGATGGTGATCTTGGTGAGATGACCGACTCGGACATTTCCAATACAGTCGGTAACTTTGTCCGTAATCTTCGTGCAACTGCGGGAGAGATTGGTTCCTATCAATTGCGTTCATCTTCTCAGGGTGCACCTACGGCTTCGGGAACTTGGACTGCGGTAGGTACTGCGACAGACACCAAGAAAGATACGACTGAGACGGCATATACTAGAACTCGTACATCACTTTATACTAGAAACCGTTCTTCGGCCTACAGTAGAACCCGAAACTCCAACTACACTCGCAACAGTACACGTACCAGAGTTTCAAGTTACCTTGGTGATTACATCGGTAACTACTCTCGTTCATTCATCGGAAACTATGCACGAGACTATGCGGGAGACTATGTTGGGGACTATGTGGGTAACTACACCCGAACAAGACTCTCCACGTATACCAGAAATCGTGTAACCGACTTTGCCGGAAACTTCATCGGTAACTACTCTCGCACACGTGTCTCTGCATACACACGTGACAGAGTAACCAATTTTACACGCAACCGTGTATCGACTTATACTAGAACAAGAACTTCTGCATATAGTAGAACCCGAATCACTGACTATGTGGGTGATTTTATTGGTAACTATAGCAGAACTCGTGTATCCGCCTATTCAAGAACAAGGGTCTCTTCTTATGCGGGAGACTATGTGGGCGACTATGCCAGAACCTTTACGGGTAACTATTCTCGTGGATTCGTAGGTAACTACGCCCGTGGATTTGCCGGTGATTATCTTGGGAACTATGCGAGAACGTCAACTCGTACATCGACACGCACTCGTAACTCCACTTATACAAGAGTGAGTACTCGTACACGATACTCTGCATATACAAGAGATAGAGTCACCGATTATGGTCGCACACGTATCTCTGCATATACAAGAAACTCAACACGCACAAGATTCTCTGCATACACACGTGACAGGGTTACTAACTTTGCGGGTAATTTCGTAGGAAACTACGCAAGGAACTTCTTGGGCGATTATGTCGGCAACTTCGTAGGTGACTATACTCGTACCTTGTACTATGCGGGTGACTTTACGGGTAACTACACACGTACTTTGTATTATGCTGGCAACTTCGTAGGTGACTATACTCGTACCCTATACTACACTGGGGACTTCACGGGTAACTATACCCGTACCCTGTATTACGTAGGTAACTATTCAAGAACCAGAACGGCGACAGGTAGTTATACTCGTGTTCGTACTGCAACGGGTGATTACACTCGCACAAGAACTGCAACGGGTGACTATACTCGTACCAGTACTCGTTCAAGGGCGGTTACCGATACATACACTCGCACAAGAGTTGCACAGAGTGGTGGTTACACTCGTACATCGACAAGAGTACGGGCAGCTAACGTTAACTATTCACGTACTGTAATATACTACAGACTATATGCCGGTGGGCCAGCTTATGAACCCGATGTCTTTGCCCGTGGATTTAGTCGAAATCAAAACTATGCAAGAACTGTATACTACACTGGGGACTTCACGGGTAACTATGTCCGTAACCTGTACTACGTAGGTAACTACTCACGTACTGTATCGTATACAGGTAACTTTGCGGGTAACTATACAAGAACTCTTTACTACACTGGTAACTATACAAGAACTCTTTACTATACGGGTAACTACTCACGTACTCTGTACTATGTGGGTAACTATTCAAGAACAAGAACTGCAACTGGCGATTACACCCGCAACAGTACTCGTTCAAGTACTCCTACAGGAAACTACCAGAGAACGTCTACCAGAACAAGAACTGCAACTGGCGATTATACTCGTACATCAACACGTACCTCAACGCCTACAGGAAACTACCAGAGAACACGTGCAACCAACTATCAACGGACTCGTGGGTCGGCTTATACTCGTGACAGAGTTACTAACTTTGCGGGTAACTTCGTAGGAAACTATGCACGTGGATTTGCGGGAGACTATGTGGGCAACTATACACGTGGATTTGCGGGTAACTATCTCGGAAACTTCGTAGGAAACTATTCACGTGGGTTTGCCGGTGACTACACAGGTAACTACGCAAGGAGCTTTGTGGGTGACTTTGCGGGTAACTACGTGGGAGAATACACAAGGACTTCTCTGAGAACTCGTTACTCAGCCTACACTCGTACAAGGACTTCTACCTATACCCGTGGAAGAGTTTCTACCTATGCGAGAACTTCTACACGTACTAGTACACGTGATTTCGTAGGAAACTACGCAAGGAACTTTGTGGGTGAGTACACACGAAACAGTCTGACAACATTCACTGGGGATTTCTTAGGTAACTACTCAAGAAACTTTACGGGCAACTATGCAAGAACCTTCGTAGGAGATTACTTAGGTAACTTCATTGGTAACTACTCTCGCAACTTCTTGGGTGAGTACACACGTGATCGTGTGACTAATTTTGCTGGTGACTTCGTTGGAAACTACTCTCGCACCTTCTTGGGTGAGTACGCAAGAACCTCTTTGAGAACCTCAACACGTGTCAGAACTTCCACGTTCAGTCGCACCAGAAATTCTGCATATACTCGTAATAGTACTCGTACAAGTACAAGAGACTTTGCGGGAGATTACATCGGTGACTACACAAGAGACTTCATAGGTAATTATTCTCGTGACTTCTTGGGTAACTACTCTAGAAGTTTCTTGGGTAACTACATCGGTACGACGATTGCAGGAACCTCAAGTACGATTCAAACCTATACTCTTTACGTGAGAGCCGCTTGACAAACGATACATAATAGTGTATCATAAACACTGACCTATATACAATACTATATTAATAGGAGACTGACATGAGTCATAGAAAATGGATGGATAATGCGTTCTGGGAAACAGATGAGAAAGAAATGCTCAACTGTATTCTGGAGATCGAAGATGACGTTGGGCGTGTTACCCGTCAGGTAATGAAACTTCGGCGAACTATTGATGATGAGGGTAATGAGAACCCAGACTTCATCGAAGTTGTTGAGACGTTGGGTGAAGATTTAATCACAGAAAACACCAATGAACGCAATGCCCGAAAGAAGCGTGAAGCTGAAGAGGACAAACAACGTGAATTGGAACATGCGAAAGCACGTAAACTAGAACAACTCTTCAATTATAAACTTGAGGCGTTTGAGATCGATGATATCAAGAACTCAAAGAATCGTCAACTCAAGTCTAAACTCAGACGTGCAAAGAACAGAGTTGAGGTAGACCTCTTTGCAATCATGATCGTCATGGAAGAAATGAAAAAGCGTGAAGAGGAAGCTGAGAGTGGAGAAGAGTAAGGGTTATGTTATCGTCGCATCGAAGAAGATCAACTTCTATCGGTATGCGATCAACCTAGCAGAGTCTATTCTCGACTTCTACGAAGACGCAAAGATCACTCTGGTCTGTGAAGAGTGGATGTTCGAAGAACTTCATCGTGATCTATTCGATCAAGTAATCTGGTGTAACAATCACTATCGTGCGAAACTATGGGGCATGGCAAAGTCTCCCTATGACCTAACGTTTTATATCGATGCGGACATGGAGTGTGAACACGAGGACATCGAACACGTGTTTGATGAACTAGGTGACAATGATGTCATGTTCACCCCCTTGACAGATGATCGTGAGTACGTCTATGCGGAACGCAGTTTTGATACTCCGGAAGGTAAAGGAATCTTCACTCTCTGTGGTGGTGTCTGTTTGTATGACATGACCAAACCAATCGTGCGTGATTTCATGGATGACTGGTGGGAACTGACCCGCCGGATGATGGATCGTGAATGGTTCCCCGATGGATACAATGAGAGTCTCCGATCATGGGATCAGTTCACTCTATGGTGGCTGGTAGAGAAAGTGGAGAAGTACAAAGACCTCAAGGTGGGAGTCTTTGAGAATGATCTTCGTTGGAACTATTACAATGCATTGAATCCTGCAATTACTCCTCATCCCGAAGAGGGTGTTGTTCTGCGTCACTATTCTTGTGGTCTCGACAAGGATGGTTATATTATATGAGTCTTATTAAAGACATTGAAATCAACAGCAAAGAACTGTTGGAAATCCTCAATAAATACGTGAAACTTGCAGATTCCGAAAGTTTCAAGGAAACTGCTGAATTGCATAAGGAAACTCAGAAAGACGCTGAGCCGGGTCAACGTGAGAGATGGACGGGCGAACAGTACCTCAACGATTTGAGAAGTGGTAGACTAGGTGATCATGAAGGATTTCCAGATCACTTCGTTGCGATCAACTTCAAACCCAACCAACCGGAATTCATGTATCAATGTTTTAAGAAGGATGCTGATCATGAGAAACGAATGGAGGTTCAGGAGACCATCTATCGTTTGAACGAAGAGATGATGACCTTTCTTGGTGTCAGGAACAACGCACTCTGTGCTTTCTACCCACCCGAAGGATACATTTCTTGGCACAATAACTGGAATGCTCCCGGCTATAATCTGATCTTCTCTTGGTCAGAGACCGGAGATGGGTGGTTCAAACACCTAGACCCTAATACAGGTAAGATTGTACATCATCAAGACAAACCCGGCTGGCAACTCAAGGCTGGGTATTTTGGTAGTCACGACGAACGTGAGAAAATATGTTGGCACACTGCAAGTACGGACTGCAGACGTATCACCGTATCCTTTATCTTTGACCATAGTGATATGGCCCTCAACCTACAAGACGATGTTATTGCTGAAATAAGTGATCCCTAACCCCCATTTCCAGTTTCTAGTTTATATAAATAAAAACAAGAATTAAGTTTTCACTTTACTGGAACTGGGAATGGCGACTTACGAAGAACTCATCATAGACCAAGGCGCAGATATCTCTATTGAGATTGAACTGGTCGAAAAAGACGGTTCGAAGAAAGACCTCACTGGGTTTTCTGCGGCCGCAAAAATGAAACGAAATTATAACTCCACCGACAGTGCGGACATTGTGGACTTTACGACTGCAATTTCCGATCCTGCTACGGATGGAGTCGTTGTCATTTCTCTCACCAACACCCAAACAGATGCTTTGAGTACACGTGGACGTTATGTCTATGACGTGGAAATTTCTAATCTAGATTCTGATGATAATACAATTATTGAGAGGGTTTTGGAAGGTAAAATCAGAGTATCCCCTTCAGTTACAAGGTAAGTAGATGGCAATTCGTGTACGTACAGATGGTACTAGTACTAGTGTAGAAAACGTAGCTACGAAGGGTGTGACCATCGTAAAGAAAGTTACGGTTGGTAAACCTGTGCGTAAGGTCAATGCTGCGGTAACGAGTATTGACAATATTCGTGGTGTAGACACATCCGGAAAAGAAGATGGATTCATTCTTGTTTATAATGAGTCTACGGACACTTGGGAGACGAGATCGAATTCAGCATCGTCAAATATTAACACTTTAGGTGGAGTTGACACCACCACAAAAACAAACGGATCGGTATTGGTCTATAACTCTTCGACGGAAAACTTTGAAGCCACTATCGCACTAGAAGAACAAACTATTAACGGAGGCCAGTACTGATGGCATCAATAATTAGAATCAAACGAAGTGGGGTATCGGGCAATCCCACTACGCTTGCTCAAGGTGAGTTAGCGTATTCGTATTTTAATGGTGCCGGTGGAGATCGACTCTACGTAGGTACTGGAACTGAAACTGCAGGGGATGCGGCAAATCATACCGTCATTGGTGGTAAATATTACGTTGACCTATTAGGTGGACAAGGGAATGCACCCTTTGGGGTTCTAACTGCGAACACTGCCCTAATCGCAGACTCTAACTCACAATTAGATCATCTAATTATAGACAATATTGACCTCAATGGCAATACAATTTCTACAACATCCGGAAGTCTAATCCTTGCCCCTACAGACAACGTTGATGTAAACGGAAATCGAATCACTAATCTCGCAACGCCCGTAGATGACAGTGATGCGACAACTAAAGCATACGTAGATGGTCAAATTGCTAACGTTACATTTTCTATTGCGGATGACCAAGCAGATTCGGATGTATTCTCTTCTGTATCTGGTGTACTGACGTTTGCAAGTGGAACAGGTCTTACCTCTAATGTAACAGATGACACAGTAACATACATCATCGATAATACTGGAGTTACGGGGGGAACGTATGGTTCTCAAACCCAGATTCCGGTATTCACGGTAAACCAAAGAGGTCAAATTGATAGTGCTGGATCGGTTAACGTTGCGACAGCACTAACAGTCAACAATGACGCAATTTCGCTTCTCGACTCTTCTCTTAACTTTGCTGCTAGTGGTAACCTCACCCTAGATCAAAATATTGACACCAACACTTACACCTATGATCTTGCGGATGCAAGTGAAACGGTAAAAGGTGCGGCTCAGTTTGACTCTAATGACTTTGACGTTCTCTCTGGTTACGTTTCTCTTGAAGACACCGTTGTCAAGTCTATCAGCACAGATAGTGGAGACGTTACTCCCGCTGCTCATGACTTCAGTATTGTAGGTACACCCGCTCAAGGTATCTCTACAAGCGGGGCGGTTTCTACTCTAACACTCACTATCGCAGATGCCAGTGATACACAAAAGGGTGTCGCTTCTTTTGTTTCTGGTGACTTTGTTGCCACATCTGGTGATATCGAACTTGTAGATACTGTACTCAAGTCTCTACAGACCGACGATGGTGCAGTAACGCCTACCAACCACTCTATCGCAATCTTCGGTGGAGAGGGAATGAATGTCACGCACTCCGGTGCGATTATCACCGTCTCCGGTGAAAATGCTGATTCTGATAACAAGGGTGTTGCATCGTTTAACCCCAACGACTTTGCGGTATCTAACGGTGCGGTATCGATCAAAACCGCTGGTGTTGATAACACCCAATTGGTCAATTCAGAGATCACTATTGGTTCTACTGCGGTTCCGCTTGGTACAACAATAACAGACCTCGCCGGTCTCACAGAAGTTACCATCGACAACATTAATATCAATGGTAACACGATCTCTAATACGGATGCTGGTGGTATCCTTTACATTGATCCGAATCCTTCGGGTGATTCCGGTGATCTATACATCCTTGGTAACCTAACCGTCCAAGGTACTACCACCACCATCAACTCGACAGAGTTGTCTATCAATGACCTTAACATTACCCTTGCGGATTCTGCACAGAATGCCGCAGAGGCTGATGGTGCGGGTATCACGGTTGCCGGTGCAAACGCAACTATTATCTATGATGCTACCGCCGATGAATGGCAGTTCAACAAAGGCATTGATGTCAATGGTAACATGGAAGCGTCTTCTATCACAGTCAACGGTGTCACGTTTGAACAGTTGGTTGATAGTGAAGTCGCAAACCTTCTGACTGCGGGTGAGGGTATTGACCTCACATACAATGACGGTTCTAATGAACTGACTATCGCAGCGGAACTCGCCACGGTAACCAATCCTGGCGTGGCCTCCTTTGATTCAGACCAATTCACTGTAACATCTGGTGCAGTAACGGTATCCGAACTAGACGGAGGAACTTACTAAGAGTAAGTGATTAACCCTTATATAAGGGTGTAGTGTATTCCAATATTGGACTAGAGGATGACAGATGTCAACAACAACATTTCGGCTTAAGAGAAGTTCTGTAGCCGGAAAGATACCGACTACCAGTCAGTTGGAGTTGGGTGAGGTTGCGATTAACACCTATGATGGACTCATGTTCATCAAGAAGAATGTTAATGGCACCGAATCTATCGTACAGATTGGTGAAGAAGTCTCTGACCTAACCTATAACGAATTTTATTATTCGGCGGACAGTGGACAGACGGTATTCTCCGGTGCGGACTTAGACAGTGATAATCTTGGTTATACACCAAGTCTGCTTAACGTTTATCTGAACGGGGTATTACTCGACTCTGATAAAGATTACACGGCAGCAGATGGGACATCTATCACACTTGTAGGGGGAGCAGACTCCGGAGATATCCTACAGGTTCAGGCAATTCATTCCTCTCTCCAAATTGGCGAATACAACTACACCGCAACTGCAGCGCAGACTACGTTTACGGGTCTAGACGATAACAACAGATCGTTGTCGTATGCCTCCGGATACATTGAAGTGTATCTCAACGGTGTTCTTCTTGACCCCAAGGTGGACTATACCGCAACAAGTGGTAATTCTATAGTCCTAACTGTACCGGCTGCACTGAACGACTTTGTACAGATTTTTGGTCTGCCTCAATATTCTACTTCTGCAGACGCTTACGACGAATTTGTATACAGTTTTGTTGGTAATGGTGGACAGACTACGATCACTGGTGCAGACAGTGATGGAAACTCGTTATCATACAAAGTAGGTTCACTGAAGGTATTTAACAACGGTGTCTTGATGAGTCCTGATACGGACTATAGTGGCATCGATGGAGTATCAGTAAATTTTACGACTGCATTGGATTCTTCGGATAGAGTTCACATTCAGGCGTTCGCACAATCATCAAGTCGTCCCTCTTATGAGGACGTAAAAGTAACAGCCGGTATCTACATTGGAGGAACATCCAATGAATACCAGATAAAGCAGTACAGGAACACATCGTTTACCCCAACTGTTGTGGGGACAACGACTGCAGGAACAGGAACGTATAGTTCTCAGGTGGGACACTATACACGCATGGGTAACATGGTTACCTTTACTTTACAACTAGTATGGAGTGCACACACCGGAACCGGAAACCTACGAGTATCGGGTCTTCCTTTTACATCATTGGATGAGACAGGTCTGGAATACGTATTCCCCGTATCAACAAATGGACAGTTGACTTATACAGACGGAGATACCCTGTTGGCTAGAATGGAGAAGAACTCCACTCAACTATTGGTACAAACAGAAGATGGTGCAGGAAACTATAATAACGTCACTATGGCGTCGAATGGATCGGGTAGGATTTTGGTGACAGGGCAATACTTCATATCGTAAAACGTATAAATAAGAGAGAACACGCTTGGCGTGAAACGAGGAAATAAAGGGAACGTCTAATGGCACAATCAAAAGCTAGATATCTGTCCAGTCTGTTGACAGCTTCTGGTTTCGTAAAAGACGACAGATCACTCCTTGCAGGATCAGACGGTCAAATCGATTCATCATCGTTACCGTACATTTCCAATGCATTGTTGGTGCACAGTGGAATCACGATTAATGATTATACTGTGTCTTTGGGTGATAGTCAAGACCTTACGACTGGAGACATCGCAGAACACGTAAATCTGTACTACACAACCGCAAGGGCAGACAGTGATGCGAAGAACGCTATCGCTGGAGGTACAGGTTTAACTTACAACAATGTAACAGGTGTCATCGACATCACTAATACCGGCGTGACCGCTGGTACGTATGGTAGTGCATCCCTAGTTCCCGTTTTCACTGTCAACGCACAAGGTCAAGTCGATTCTATTGGTACGGTATCTGTTGCCGGTGTAGACTCATTCGGTTATAATACAGTCAATGGTCAACTGTCAATCGGTACTGCAGACGGTCAGACATTTACGTCTACTATAACTCTGCAGCCGTTCTCCACAGACAACCTCAACGAAGGTAGTTCGAAACTTTACTACACGCAGAACCGTGTCGATTCCTCGTTCGACGCACGTCTTGCAACTAAAACAACAGGCGATCTATCCGAAGGTATCAACCTCTATTACACGCAGAGTAGATTTGATTCCGCATTTGGTGCGAAGTCTACTACCGATCTGTCCGAAGGGACTAACCTCTATTACACAGATGCACGTGTAAGATCGGCGTTATCTGGTAACAAAGGTCTGACGTTCGACAGTGGAACAGGTGAGTTTAACATTGACTCTGCGAACGTTCGTGGAATGTTCAGTGCTGCGGGAGACTTGTCTTACAACTCTGGTACGGGTGAGTTCTCCCTTACGGTTGAGAACATCTATAACAAGGCGAGTTTCGATTCCGACTTCAATGTCGCAATGGACTCTGCAACGACAAGTGATCTTGCAGAAGGTACGAACCTCTACTACACGGACGCCCGTGCACGTAACGCTATTGGTCTGCAGGATCAGGGTGGTGACGGGTCTCTGACCTACGACTCTGCTTCTGGTAGATTCTCTTATACAGGGCCTTCTGCTGCAGAAGCACAAGCGCATTTCTCTGCCGGTACTGGTCTTACATACAGTTCGGGCGAGTTCTCTATTACAAACACGGGAGTCACTGCAGGAACATACGGTTCTGCATCTCTGGTTCCTGTTGTTACCATCAACGCACAGGGTCAAGTAGACTCCATCGGAACAGTAAGTGTTGCGGGTGTCTCTAGTATCAACTTTGACTCTTCGAATGGTAACTTCACGATTAACACTGCTGATGGTGGTACATTCGTTGAGACCATCACACTTGATCCCTACACAACAACAAACCTTGTAGAAGGATCGAACCTATATTACACAACTGCAAGAGCAGACAGTGACGCAAAGAATGCGGTCTCTGCGGGTACAACGGGTCTAAACTACAATCCCGCAACTGGTGTCTTCACACTTGATCAGTCATTGGGTACGACATCTGACGTAACGTTCGGTAAGGTTACTGCGGACTCTGCGGTTCTTGATGGTATCAACTTCAACACACTTACCGCTGACCATGCCGCTCCTGCTGGTACATTGTTCTTTGACTCTGACCACCAGAAAGGTCTGTCTGTCAAACTAGACACACAGAACAACCCGACTTCTGAAGTAACTCTTAACATCGGTCAAGAGATTCTACTCTATGTCCACAACCTTACTGGTGCTGCGATTAGTAACGGTGATGTGGTTTACATCTCCGGTACTGCACACGGAAAACATCCTCAAGTAAGTCTTGCAAGGGCTGATGTGTCTGGTACTGCACAACCGACTGGTGTTGCGACAATGGACATTCCGGATGGCGCACACGGTTGGGTAACCCGTTACGGTCTTGTCCGTGATATTGACACGAGTGCATTCTCTGCGGGAGATGTACTGTATCTCTCTCCTGACTCCGCTGGTAAACTGACCAACGTTAGTGTAACAGTAGACGATGGTTACCCTGTCCATCTTGGTAGGGTAATGACCGCTGACGCTTCTGCAGGTATGATACTTGTCGATCCGTTCAGTGAACACTTCGAATACCTCCGTATCGAAGACAGACTCAAAGTCTCTGGTAGACTAGAGGCTGACTCTGCGTCACTTCTGAATGTTCAATTTAATACTACACTGTTTGATTCACATCAACCGTATAGTGAAGGTCTGTTGTTCTATGATAACAAACATAAGACACTGAACTATTACGATGATATCACTGATATGAATCACGAGATTGGTCTCCAAGAGCACCAACGTGTATTCAATAATAGTGGTGCAACGATTAAGAAAGGTTCCGCACTATACTTTAGTGGTAACTATACTTCAGGTATTATTGATGTTCCGACTGTTGGTCTTGCAGACGCAACAGACGTAAACGCATATAATGCTCAAGGTATTGCTGCACAGGATATTCCGAATAACTCATACGGTCACTGTTTGATTGCTGGTCAGTTGACTGGTGTAAATACCCAACACTTGAATGGTGGAGAAAACTTCTTCGTATCCGTGACTACGCCTGGTTCACACCAGAACCAATCTCCGACATATCCAAACTTCCCGATGTGTTTGGGTTGGGTTGTACAGTCTGGAGACTCCGATAACGGTATCCTGTTGGTCAATCAACAGAACCACTCTGTTAACAGTTTCCGTGTAAGAACTTCTGCACACATTGGTACAGACCTACAGGTTGACGGTAACCTTACAGTATTGGGTTCTCAGACCACAGTGGGTACGTCTAACGTAACTCAGGGTTCTCCTTTCTATCGTCTCAACGAAGGTGATGCGATTGGTGAGGCCAACACTGTATTTACAGGAACGGGTCTTGATGACGCATTCTTCGCTGGTCACTTCACAGGTACTACTGCACAGACATACTACGTCCGAATCGACGGTGTAGGAACTGGTGCGGGTGGTGTTGACACCTTTGAGGTTGCACTTGGAAGTGACAGTAACTTTGCATCTCCGATCCTTACTAAACAAAATATTACAGGTGAAGACCAACTCATTCACTCTGCCGATAATATCTCAGTAAACTTTGGTGCAACTACGGGTCACGACTCTGGTGATAGATGGGCGGGTACTGCTGCTCCTGTAAACGTCGATACTGGTTTCTTCACAAACCGAAACACTGGTACAAGTGGTGTTGGATATACTCATGCGGGTATATTCTTCGATGTCACCGATGAGAAGTGGAAACTTCTAGAAGCATATGACTCGACACCGACCGGCACTATCAACATGGCAGATTCTTCTGTCAGTCTCGCAACACTGCTTGTGGGGACACTTGAAGGTAATGTTACTGGTAACCTAACAGGTAATGCGGATACTGCAACAGCCCTTGCAAGTGGTAGAAACTTCTCTATCACGGGTGATGTAACTGCAAGCGCTATCTCGTTCGATGGTACGGGTAACGTTGCACTCAATGCTGCAATTACTGCGGGATCGATTGTCAACGCAGACATCAACGCAACAGCAAACATTGCGGATACTAAACTTGCGACGATTTCGACTGCGGGTAAAGTACAGAACTCTGCAACGACTGCAACCGATGCGAACACAGGTTCTACAATTGTCGAACGGGATGCATCTGGTAACTTCGCTGCGGGTACGATTACTGCTGCTCTAACAGGTAATGTGACAGGTAATGTGACAGGTAACTTGACTGGTGATGTCACAGGTACGGTTTCGGATATCAGCAACCACAGTACTACAGACCTCAGTGAAGGTACTAACCTCTACTACACAACCGCACGTGCGGACTCCGATGCGAAGAATGCAATCAGTGTAAGTGGTGACCTTAGTTACAATGCTGGAACGGGTGTGATCTCCTTTAGTGAGACATACTCGACTGCAAACGAACTGTTGACTGCAATCAAGACTGTGGATGGTGCATCCTCTGGATTGGACGCTGACCTCCTTGACGGACAAGAAGGTGCTTACTACAGAATCAACGTGTACAACTCTGCCGGTGTGTTGCAGAACTAAAGGACAGGATAGATGGCGATACCAAACACCAGAGACGAATTCACAGAGTACTGTCTCCGTCGATTAGGACATCCGGTTATTGAAATCAACATTGATGATGAACAACTGGAAGATAATATCGACGAGGCTCTGCAATGGTTTAGAGAACATCACCCCGATGGTTCTCGACGTTTCTACATCTCACACCAACTGACCTCAGACGACATCACAAATCAGTACATCGATCTGGCGGATTCTAGTGTGATGACTGTCGTTCGCATGTTCCCCGTGAACACGGTATCCCAGACAACCAACTTCTTTGACATCAAGTATCAGATGATGTTGAATGATATCACCGATCTAAATAACTACGCTGGTGATATTGCGTACTACGAACAGATGCAACAACACTTATCTTTGCTTGATATGAAACTAACAGGGCAGAACACGATTACGTTCTCTCGACAGGAAGGAAGAATTTTCTTCTACACAGGCGACTATAAGGTTAGTGTTGGAGACTATGTTGTATTGGAAGTCTATGGATACAGAACACCTACATCTTCAGGTACAGACTTTCATTCCTTATGGAACCACTCGTTCTTGAAGGAATATGCGACAACTCTGATCAAGAAACAATGGGGTACAAACCTATTGAAGTTCGATGGTATGACACTACCCGGCGGAGTGACGATCAGTGGAAGACAAATCTACGAGGATGCCCAAACTGATCTTGAAAGACTAATGCAGAAGTTTAGGGAAGAAGAGGATGTAGGCCCAATCTTCTTTATAGGGTGATAAGAAGTGCCAACAAATCCATATATCAGTCAATCGGTACGATCTGAACAGAACCTATATGAAGACATCGTAATTGAGTCTCTCAAGTTCTACGGTCAAGACGTATACTACATTCCTAGAGAGATTGTCAATAAAGACCCCATCTTCCTTGATGACGTTCCGTCAAGATTTTCTGATGCGTATAAGATCGAAATGTACATCGAAAACACAGAGGGTTTCGATGGAGAGGGTGACTTGTTCACGAAATTTGGTATTGAGTTGCGTGACCAAGCGACCTTCGTGGTTGCACGTAGACGTTGGAAAGGATTGATTGGTGAATACCTAGAGGAGAATAACTTCCGTCCAAGGGAAGGGGATGTCATCTATCTCCCCCTCTCTAAGTCCATCTTCCAGATTATCAAGGTGGAAACAGAGACTCCGTTCTATCAGTTGAGTCAGTTACCCACGTTCCGGTTACAGTGTGAGTTGTTCGAATACAACGACGAAGACTTTGATACGGGTATCGATGAACTAGACGATATCGAATACGAAGGTGCATTCCAGTATAAGTTAACCATGCGTACCCGTGATGGTAGCGGATCATTGCCAACTGCAACTACTACAATTAATGAACAGGGTACGTTACAAGATATTACATTGTCTTCAGTAGGACGTGGATATACTACTGCTCCCACAATATCTTTCAATCTTCCCGCAGCGGGAAGCATTAAGAAGTTTGGTAACAAGTCCATCAACACAACTCTCGCACAAGGTATTGAGGGAGATTACCTCTATACTGCAGACAATGGTGTTGTTGATCTCTTCGTTAAGATAGACACTTATCCGACAAGCTATGGTTCTTTCTTATTACATGGTGGAGATAGTTCCTCTCAGTATATGTGGGGTGTGAATTCTTCGGGGGGTCTTGTATATCAGAGAGGATCGGGTGATCCTTCTCCGGTAGCAATATCCGGCGTGACCTTTACTCGTGGTGCTTGGGCGCATGTTGCGATTGGTCTTGATAGTGATACAATTGCGGTATGGTTTAATGGTAGTAAGGTTCTAGATTCTGATGCTCCGGTCAATGCAAGGTTTGCAACTGCTTCAGGATATTCTGTCGGTGCCGTGTCTGCTCGTTCATTTGGTGGAACCGATTGGAGTAATACTGAAGGTTACATAGACGAAATTCGATTCCGTGCTGGGTCTATCTCGACTTTGGTTGGTGACTCTGACTTTACTGTACCAACTGCAGAAGTTGACAGTGACGCAAGTACACTTCTACTAGAACATGCCAACGGTACTGCTCCTGTTGTGACATCAACAATAGACCCCACAACAGGAAGTGTTACTGGTCTTACTTTGGTAAGTCCGGGCTTCTTGTATGACACCGCACCAACACCTACATTCAGTCCCCCAGATTCGGGTGGTGACTTTATAATCGGTGAAATTGTCACACAGGTAAATACTACACACACGATCAAGGGTGAAGTCACGGACTGGTCTGACTCTGATAGAGTCCTTCAGTTGGCTCACGTTGGTTCTACCGATGGTACATATAGAGAATTCAGTGCTAACAGAAAAGTCTCTGGTGCAAACGCATCTTGGATTCCTTCCTTGATAGAAGAGTTGCAAGAAATTCAGCAAGAATCTCAGAACAGAACTTTCGATAACTTCGAAGGTGACTTCCTAGACTTCTCTGAATCTAATCCATTTGGGGATATGGAATAATGTTTGGTAATCATTTTTATCACAAGAGGGTAAGGACGGCAGTATCGGTCTTTGGGTCGATGTTCAATGATCTTCATGTATTAAGACAAAGCGGTACTGGAGAAGTTATCTCTCAGGTTAAAGTTCCTCTTTCCTATGCGCCCAAGAGAAACTTCATCCAACGTCTTGCAGAGATGTCCAAGGGAGAGGATGCAGAACGTAAAGTAGCAATGAAACTGCCACGTATGTCGTTTGAGATTACGAACATGCAGTACGATCCACAACGACAGTTGCCCAAGGTGAATCGTTTTGAGAATGAGTATGAAGACGATATAAACAAGCGGTACAAGATGTTCACGTCTGTACCCTATGACATCACGTTTCAATTAAACGTGTATGCAAAGTCTCAGGATGACGCACTGCAGATCGTAGAACAGATTCTACCTTACTTTGCGCCACAGTACACGGTATCGGTCAAACCCTTCTCTAATTTTCCGGATGTCAAAGAAGACGTTCCTATTGTTCTGGACAACGTTACCTTCTCTGACGAGTACGAAGGTGCATTGGAACAGAGAAGAACGATCATCTATACTCTTGATTTCACAATGAAAATTGCTTTTTATGGGCCTAATGTCACGTATGGAATCATCCGTGAGGTCAACAACAACCTGTACATTATGGGAGACAGTGACACATTCTACACCAACATCAACATAACACCCACACCTGTCGGAGTGAGTCCGGACAGTGACTATGGGTTCTTGATTCAGTACCTAGACAGTAGTGCGTAATGATTACATAGTGGTCAGAAACTTTCTGCCCCAAAATGAATTATCCGAAATGAAGATTCTGATGGATAACTGCACCAATCCGGATCACGAGTGGATTCCTTTTACAGGTAATGCACGAGGGTTCTATGGTCTGCACTACAGACAACTGGAGGACTTGACGGACAAGGTTTCTGAGATTGTCGGTAAGGACTTGGAACCAACCTACTCGTACTCTAGGATATACTTCGAAGGTAGTAGGTTACCACCACACATAGACCGGCCCGCCTGTGAATATAGTGTAACGCTAAATATATCTAACGAAGGAGAGACTTGGGACATCTACATGGACGGTGATCCCGTCACACTAGAAGAGGGTGACGCAGTGGTATATAAAGGATGTGATGTCAGGCATTGGAGGGATGAATGTCCGTCAACAACGCATCAAGTTTTCTTTCACTACGTGGACGCAAACGGTGAGTTTGCAAACGAAGCATATGAGTACATGAAGGTCAGTTATGTCAAATAAAAACATCGATAAAGACTACGAGTATTCCAGAGAGACTTACTACGATCTCCTAGAGAAGGGTAGGGAGTCGATGGAACTTATGGTTGAAGTTGCACGGGAGAGTGAACACCCTCGTGCTTTTGAAGTGTTGTCTAACATGATGAAGAACATGGCAGACATCAACGACAAGCTCATGGCACTCAACAAACAGAAGAAAGAGATTGATCGTGTGGATGAACCCAAACAGATTGGGGGTACAACCAACAACAATCTGTTCATCGGTTCGACTACCGAACTTCAACGATTCCTACAGAATGAAAAGGTGATTGATGCTGAGCAGTCTTCAGAGTAAGGAGTCTTATCTTGGTAATCCCAATGTCAAGAGAGATGGGGTTAACGAGGAGTGGGATGCACACAAGATTTCTGAGTACCAGAAGTGTATGCAAGACCCAGCATACTTCGCAAGAACATATGCTAAGATTATATCACTGGACAAGGGTCTTGTCAACTTTGATCTTTACCCCTACCAAGAACAGATGTTTCACCACTTCAACGACAACCGATTCTCTATCGTGTTGGCGTGTCGGCAGTCCGGTAAGTCTATTTCATCGGTTGTATACCTGTTGTGGTATGCAATCTTTCATCCCGAAAAAACTATCGCAGTCCTCGCAAACAAGGGTGCAACTGCGAGGGAGATGTTAGGACGTGTTACACTCGCCCTTGAAAATCTACCTTTCTTTCTCCAACCGGGCTGCAAAGCACTCAACAAAGGTAGCATCGAATTTTCCAATAACAGTCGTATTATTGCTGCTGCTACCAGTGGCAGTTCTATCCGTGGTATGTCTGTTAACCTTCTATTTCTTGATGAGTTTGCTTTCGTTGAACGGGCTTCTGAATTCTATACTTCTACCTACCCTGTCGTGTCTGCTGGAAAGGACACAAAAGTTATTATCACCTCTACCGCAAATGGTATCGGAAATGTATTCCACAAAATTTGGGAAGGGGCGGTTCAAGGAATCAACGAATACAAGTCATTTGAAGTAAAC